AAGACGGTCTCTCCCCCGCCGTGAACCGACTGGTACTGGCCGAAGTCGCCCTTGAATCCAGCGTCGGGGTCGATGTCGCCGCGGAACCACACGTAGCTCGGCGGCCGCCGGTTGTTCGCGAACAGCTCCGTCGACCCCTTGTGCCACGTCGCGGCGCCGTCACCGCTGGTGGCCTCCGCTATCGGGATGACGCCGAGGTCCTCCCAGATCGCGGCCATTATGTCGTCGAGCGGATATCGCTCGGGGTTCCTGGTGTCGAGGATCACGCGTTGCCCCCCAGCACCTCGGCGCCGTAGTCCTCGATGACCTCGGTGAGCCGCGGACCCCAGATCGGGCCAGCCTCGCCCGCCGGGATCACCCGTCGCCCAGGGATCTTGACGCTCTTGAGGAAGGCGAAGCCCCCGGTGGCGAGCGGCACGCGGAGGCGCTTGGCGCGCTTCGGCGTGATGGTGGCGCCCTCGGTCAGCACGCGCGCGCCGATGAAGTTCGAGCCGACCCTGAAGCCGTCGCTGGTCGCCTCGGCCACGAAGCTGTTCTGGAAGCGGGCGGTGTCGCGCAGGATCTGACCGGCGCCGCCACGCCCGAAGTCTGGGTTCCGAGGGGCCCACGGCACGCCTTGCGGGTCCGCCTGCGCCTCGAAGCGCTCGATGACGAGCGTGCGCCCTTCCTCGGCCAGAAGATCGTAGAGGTCGCTCAGGCCACTGCCCGAGGCCGCGTCCTCCAGCCGCTTGGCGAGCGCTTCCAGCTCGCCCGTCGGCGCGTCGAACGTCGCACTCACGGGCGCCCCCAGCCCCGCGGCGAGTCGGTCACGATGTACGCGCCGCCGTCCTCGACCTCCGGCGTGGCATCGACGATGCCCTGGAGTTCGATCTTCTGGTCGCGCACGTCCTTGAGCCAGGCTTGCACGTCGTCGTGCATCTTCCGGTAGGCCTTGCCGCCCTCGTCGTCCGGGGAGAACCCGCGGTGCAGCAAGGCGTAGTAGACGCCGAGCTCGGCGGTCTTGCGCCGCAGGTCGCCGCGCCACGCGGTGATGGGCAGCGAGAACACGGCGCCCAGCGACCCGTTGATCTCGTCCGTGGCGTCGCGCGCGTACTCGTCGAGCTGGGCTGCGGTGGAGTCGTCACCCTGTTGCCCGAACAGGCCGCGGGCGGCCACGACGCGCTTCATGTCGCGCGGCCGGCAGTAGACGAACACCGCCTCTCCGGAGACGCCGAAGGTGGCCGCGCCGGAGAGCTCCCAGCGAATGCGGATCCACTGCTCGAGGTCCGCGAACGACTGCGTGCGCGTGCCTGCCGCAGAGGTCTGCGTGAACGCGCCGGCCCGAGTCCACGTTGACGACGTCTCTGACCGCGCGGTCTCGACGTAGACGACGAGCGATGCGGATGCGACCTCGGTCACGTCGAGCGTCAGGTCCACGGTCGTCGCGGCGCCGAGGTCCAGCGCATCGCTCACCCCGCTCGTGCTCCGCTCTTCAGCGTCGAGCGGGGTGATCTCCGTGGTCGCAGGCATCGGCTATCAGGAAGCCGAGAGCTTCCGCGTGTACTCGATCCAGATCCCCTCGACGAGGGCATCGTCGGTGCCGAGCGTCGAGTTGGTGGGATTGATCGAGAACGACAGTGTGCTCGGCGAGGCGGGCACGTCGGCCGCGGCGATGGTCCGGGTCAGCTCGGCCACGGTCTTCGCCGTCGCGTCGCCCGTCATCGCGCCGGTGGCGCCGCCAGCGTTCGTGTCCGCGTCGTGGAGCGCGCCCGGCGTCTGGAAGTAGGCCGCGATCGTGAACGTGGTCGCGTCACCCACGGTCGCGCCGCTCTTGCTGGCGAGCACGTGGATCACGATGTCCGCCGTGTCGTCCACGTCCTGCGGGAGTGCGACGGAGTACCAGACCGCGGTCTGGCTGGCGGCGTTGTTCCACCGGACCGCGACCGCCTTGGAGTCGGCGAGCGTGATGCCGGGGTTCGAGGACGCGTTGTCGGCGAACGCCGCGAGCGGGGTGCCAGCGGCCAGGATCCCGAGCGCGAGCGGGACGTTGACCTGCGCCGCGGTGTTCGAGATGCCGCTGCTGTCCGCCACGGCGCCGAACGTGAGCGCGGTCGTGCCGATCACGATGTCGCCCGCGGTGTCGAGCTTGAAGATGCGCTTGGCGTTCGCGGTCCCCGACTCGACGAAGACCATCGTGCCGCTCACGCCATCCGCGTCATCCTCCATCGGCCAGATGCGCGCGAGCGTGGCCTCGCTGCCGTCCACGAGCGTGACGCCGTAGATGCCGTTCTGCGCGCCGGTGGTCTGGTTCTTCAGGAGCACCGTGTCGCCAGCGGCGAGGGTGAGCCCGTCGAACGTGGTGCTCGCGGCCGTGAGGTCGGGGATGTTCGCTGTCGAGGCGCCGCGCACCGTGAAGCACGCAGGCCGCTTGACGGTGAACTTGACCCCGTCGACGTTCGGCTGGAAGAAGTAGGTGTCGTTCGATGCGCTCATGATCAGGAGGCCTCGCCGGTGATGGTGAAGGTGGTGCTCACGCCGGCGCCCGCGAGGGTGGCCGCGTAGCGGACGTAGCGATCGGCGCCGGGAAACGACTTGCGCTCCGAGCCGGTCGCGGTGGACTGGGTGAAGGTGCCCAGCGTGCGCCAGGTGCTCCCGTTGCCGGACGTCTGCACCGTGACGTCGAGCGTGTCGCCGCCCGCGGTGTGCGCGGTGACGTCGAGCACGAGCACGAGGCTGCGGCGGTTGGTGAGCTCGATGGTATCGCCGCTGTCGGTCTCCGTCAGCGTCGCCCCGCTCTCGAGCCCGAGGATGTCGAACGGCACGAACTGGTGGTTGTTGGCGGAGAAGCGACCCGCGTCGACGTTCCCCGCAGTTCGGATGTACGCGCTCATTTCACGGCTCCAGGCCTGCGATCGCGTTCACCACGACCGTGGCCAGTCTGCGGTGGAGCCCCCGCTCCACCAGTTCGTCGACCGTCGCCCAGTCCGCCTCGGTCGGGCCCTTGAGGTCCTCGACCGTCGTGTACGGCGTCCGAAGGGCCGCCAGCTCCGCCAGCGCCGGGAAGGTCTCCGGGAGCGGAGTCCGTAGCTCCTGCTCCCGCTTCCACCGCCAGCCCAGCGCGATCGGGATGTCCTCCCGTCGGAACGCAGCCCACTCCTTCTCCAGGCAGTACCGGACGTAGCTCCCGAGCCCGCCGCTTTCGCTCGCGCTCATGGTTCGCCAGGAAGAATCCGACGCCCATGGCTCAGTTGTGGATGATCTCGACCACGCCCGGCTTGTTCGTGGCCGGCAGCCGCTTGTAGCGGTGCACCACGTAGTAGACGTGGAGCGCGATCAACTCGTTGTCCTTGGAGATGTCCGTATCCTCGAGGACGCGAGGCTCCTCGTTGATCCAGAGCGCGAGGCTCCCCCGCTTGTAGATGCGGGTCTTGTGCTGGCCGCCGACCACAGTCTCCGAGTCGGAGACCCGGATCGGGATGCCCTGGAAGCTGAGTTCGAATTCCCCGGTACCCGGGTTGAGCTTGACCTCGAGCAGCGGGCGGCCGATGCCGTCCTTGAGCTTGCGCAGCCGACCGAGCGTGGTCGAGTCGACGACCATCATCTCGATGCCGGCCTGCTGGTCGCCGAACAGCATGGCGCCGTCGACGAGGAGGTCCCAGTCCAGGTAGCGAGGGGTGCCCGCGTCGTAGACGTCGAGTACGTTCCCGCTCGGGAGCGACGTACTCGCCGCGGACATCAGCTTTGCGTCGAACTTCTCCTGCGTCGCCGCGCGGAACTGGCGGGCCACCTCGGCGTACGGGTCGGCGTACTGCATCTTGATGCGCGCCCAGTGCGTCATCTCGACCATCTTGCCGGAGTGCTGGAGCGACGCCTCCTCATCGGTGGTCGTCAGCTTCGCCGGCGTGAGAGCGTGGTCCTCGTCGACGTCATCGAGTTGGCCGATGGACTCGAAGTACGGGACGGCGATCTTGTCGCCGCCCTTCAGCCGTGCGCCGTCGACGGTATTGCGCGGAAGGGTGTTGGAGATGACGACCGCGCGCGAGTTCGCGAGGACCGTCGGCTGCCGGAATGCAGCCATGATCGCCTCGACCATGAGAGGCGTGTTGAAGAGATCGGAGCTTCTGGTGACAGGCATTGGATGGACTCCAGCCGTTCAGGCCACCGCGCGCGGTGCCTGTTGAGGTTGTTGATGTGGTGGTGGAGGCTCAGCGCGCGTGGAGCGCGGTCTGGTTCTGGGAGCGGAGGGTCTGGCGGTACTCGGCGGAGAGGCGCTCGAACAGCGCCGGGGCCTCGGCGGAGAGGCGCTCCTTGTCCTTGATGGACAACTCCGCGTACTTCTTGCCGGCCATCCACTCGGGCTCGCGGTCGGCGCTCCCCGAGCCCTCGGTCTGCGTCTTCTCGTCGGGCTCCTTCACGGAGGTCGAGAGCGCGGCGATGACGGGGCGGTTCGCGATGTGGGCCTTGAGCCACACGGTGGCCTTGTCGCCCTTGCTCAGCGCCGTGGCGCGGAGGCCATTCTCGCTCTCGTCGGCGATCTCGGCCGGCGTCAGCTTCTTGATGTCCTTGCCTCCGTTCAGCAGCGCGTCCACCTCGGAGCGGATCTGCCGGCCCTTGACCTCGGCGAGCTCGGCGCTGGCGGAGGCCGCGGTCTTGGCAGCCTCCTTCAGGCCGGTGATCGCGCCGAGGGCCTCGGCCTTGTCCTTGGCGTTGAGCTCGGCGAAGATCTCGCGCTCCGTGCCCGCGAGTGCGTGCAGGCGCTCGACGACGGCCTTCTCCTCCGCCTCCGCCGCGAGACCCACGCTGAGCGCCACGGTCGTGCCGCTGATCGCCTTCGTGCGCCCGCTCCACATCGAGAGGAGCGTCGACGCGTCGCTCTCGGCCCACCCCAGGAACTCGGCCAGCTCGGCCGCCGTTCGCGTCTTCATGTGCAGTTTCTCCGTGACCTCGGCCGCAGCCTCGGTCCTTGCGGGCTCAGCGCCCGTGTTGGTGGAGGCGGCCGCCTCCGGTTCATCTGGATCGGTCGGGTCGAAGATCGCCCGCAGCGCGCTGGCCGCGACGAGCTCCGCCGGAGCGTGCAGCGCCGGGTTCCCCGTGAGCCCGAAGTTCATGAGCCACGTCGGGCGCCGGTCCTCGCCGTGCGCGAACGCGGGCGACACCGACGGCCACTCGCCGGCCTCGATCGAGGCCTTCGCCGACGGCGTCCACTGGATGTTCGTCGCCCAGAGCTCCCCGTCGCGAAGCTCCAGAGAGGCCTTGCCTGCGCTGCGCGCGCTGCGACTCGGGTCCACCGGGTTGCGCTGGAGCGAGCCGTGGTCGTAGTCGGCGATCACCCACCTGCGGCCCATCCGCTCGTACGCGGACATGACCTTCTGCGCGGCCGTGTCGTCGAAGAGGAAGCTCCCCTTCGTGCTCGGGTTCTCGCCGCGCCGGAAGAGGCGGATCTCCCGCGGCGCCTGCCCGTCGACAAGCTGGAGCGGGACGTCCTCGCCGACGGCGAGCGTCTCGATGATGGTCATAGTGTTCTCGTCGCCTCGCGATAGCTGCTGCTCGCAGGCTCAGCCGCCGCTTGCTGCGCGGCGCGGGCCCAGCGCATCGAGCGACATCAATGCCTCAGACTGCCTGTGGGCTGGAAGCTTCGCGACCAACGCCAGCGCCCGCCGCCGCAGCGAGGAGAAGTCGCCCGAGGAGAGCGCCCGCCGATGCTGGAGATTCTCGGCCTCTTGCACGATCTCGCCGATGGCAACCCATGGGACGGGGGCACCAGCCTCGCTCCGCTCGGCGAGCGGCAACAGGTCCTCTGCTAGGCCACCGTCTCCGCGGCCCCTGCGTTCGCTCATAGACCCAGGCGCTCCTCGGCTCGACGGTATCCGGGGTCGTTGGGGTCATCGACGCGCAGGCTGCCGCGCCAGTTGGTCAACGCGTCGCTCAGCAGGAATTCCTTCCCGACGGATCGGCCCTTGTGCTCCAACCCCGCAACCGCGCCGGCACTCCGGTACGTCGCAGCGGCCATCGATTCGGCCTCTGCGCGTGGCACGCCGGATCGCTCGAGGTGCTCAACGAGCTTGGGCCGGATCTGGTTGGCGGTGAACTCGTCCCAGTTGAACCCGAACCGAGCCCACGTGTACCGGCCAACCCAGCGCGCGTCGAGTCCGACCTCTTTCGCGCCGATGCCTTGGTACAGCAGGATCGAGTTCTTCAGCGACGCAGCGCCGTATCCGCGGCCCTGAGCCTTCTTGTCGAGCTCGAGATAGTCGTGGACCACGACGAGCGCGCCGTTCTTCCGGCGGAAGGACCGAGTCATGCGGCCGACGTGCTCACCGTTGGCGGTCACGGTCGCGTTGACCTGCAGCGTCTGCAGGGTGTCGTCCCAGTTCACTCCGGAGATGGAGGCCGTGACGCCAGAACCGGACCACGCCTTTTCCAGCGCGTCGAAGCTCGGCGCCTTGCCGCCGAACACCTTCTTGGACGCCTTGGTGACGTCGCGGTCGATCGGGAATCGGCGCTTACCAGCGATGGCCTTGGTCCACGCCGGCACGGTGCTGGCGTCAGCCTCGACTTGGCGATCCGCCTCGCGCGTGGGCACTCGCCGCTTCTCGGTCTCTGGCTTCTCCGCGACCTGCGGCACCACCTTCGCCGGCGCCTCAACGACCGGCTCCACCTTCGGGAGCGCCTTGTCGGCTGCCTTCTGCGCCGGCTTGAAGAGCTCCGGGTCGACGCCCTCGCCAGAGGGCTGCCACTCGCCGAAACCCGCCGTGCTTCCCCAGCCCGCTTGCGCAGTGGTGCGGGGGGCCGCCTTGGAGATGCCGATGCGCTCGGCCTCCCGACGACTGACCGTCACGGTCGTCGTCCGGCAGCGGTGATGCCGCGGCGGGAAGTTGCTGGCCCACCACGGGTGCTCCGCCGGCAGCACGACAGGCGGCTTCGCCAGCGGCTCGCAGTACTCCGACGTCCTGCCGTCCAGCAGCACAACGAGCCGCCAGAACGGCCGCATCTTCAAGATGAGCGGCGTCGTCTGCGCCTTGTATCGGCCGGCGGCGTAGGCACTCTGGACGTTGTTCCTGAAGACCGTCTCCAGGTACGCGTTGTCCCGGCTCCAGGTCTTGCCCAGCTCGGCCCGGGTGCGCTTCTTCCACGACTCGAAGCTCTCGCCCGACTCGATGGCTTGCTTGAGCGAGTCCTTGACGCTCTGGAGGACGTTGACGTCGGTGACCCACGCGGCCGTGAACGCACGCTTGCGGGCGTCCTCGCTCAGCGACTCCCACGCATTCTTGTCGAGTGGGGTCTTCTTTCCGAACCAGTCGATCGCCTCGCGCGGCTGCACCGGGTCCGCGGACACACGGAGGCCGGGCGCCTTGCCGGGCGCGATGGTGTCGAGGGCGACGAGCACGGTTGATGATCGGGCCGCTACGCCGTCCCGAGCGCCTTCGTGAAGACCCGAAGCACTGCCCCGTTGCGGCGGATGGACAGCACCAGCAAGCCTGGGCACGGCACCATCGCCACTGCGATGACGCCGTTCCCGGCTTGTAGTTCCGCCTTGAGCCCCGCCGTCGCGATGTGGCTCATGACGCGTCCGCCTCTTCCCCCGTCGCCCACGCGCCCGCGCCGATGCCGAGCATCACAGCGCCTTCGACGAGGGCGGCAAAGTCCTCCGAGCGCTCCACGGCGTCCGGAGCGAGCTCGATGAGCCGAGCCTCGACCTCCTCGTACGATCGCGCGCCCTCGATGGCAGCCATGACGGCGGCGAGCGTCTCGTGCAGCGCGGCCGGAGCGGCGCGGAGGCCGCTGTCGACCACGCGATCGAGGAAGAGTTGGCTCGCGACGGCGGGCCCGATGCCGGAGCGGCTGGCCGACAGAACGGCAGGCGCGCGAGCGGCGAGCGTCACGGGCGCCAGGTAGGGCGGTAGCGCCGCCGGGCCGTAGCCGAGGTCGTCAGGCATCGGTCCGTCTCCGCTCATGCCCCTCGGGCAGCAGGTCGTTGTCGGCCACGTACGCCGGGTGCTCCGGCTCCCCCGCGGCCAGCAGGTGCAGGAATGCCGTCACGCGGCCCATGGCCCAGGCGTCGCGGTCGGCGCCCGTGGCGAGCGACGCCCCGCGCTCCCAGACGGCGCGCAGAGCCTCCGCTGTGGTCTGGCGGCTGGGCTCGACGTGCGCGGCGTTGTGGGCCTCGGCCAGCGCGTCGAGCGCAGCGACGTTCGTCGCCGCCTCCTCCGACCTCTGCGACACGGGCCGCGTGCCAGGCACTTGCACGATCGGCTCGGGCACGACGTCGCCGCCGGCCTCTGCGTCGTACCCGAGCGACTGGCGAAGCTCGTTCTTGGTCAGGATTCCGTACTTGAGGTGGTACTCGAAGATGCGAGGGCTCTGCACCCGCGCCTCCTCGACCTTGCGCAGCGGCACGTTGAAGCGCTCGGCGAGTTCCTGGACGTCCACCGGGATGTTCGCCTCGGTCAGTTTGTCCACCGCCTCGGCGAACGTCTTGAGGACGTCCACCTCGGCCTTCGCATCCGCCGGCGGGGTGACATCCCAAACCGGCCACGGGGCCAGCCCGGCGTCGCCGAAGTTGAACTGCGCCCACCAGACCAGGCTCTGGTCGTGGGTCGCCGTGCTCAGCGCCTCGGCGTCGGCCTTCTTGTAGTCCAGACGGACGAGGTTCTGCGCCGTGGCCCCGGTCGACGCGCTGCCACCCACCTCGGTCGGTAGGTTCGTTCCGATGGCCATCACCGACATGGCGCTGTTCGCCATCTCGATCTGGGCCTTGAACATCTCCCAGGTGTTCGCCGCCGCCTCGACGAGCTTGAAGTCGAACCCCGGCGGGAGCACCAGCGTGCTGTTCGCCCCGAGCTGGGAGAGGTCGTTCGCGAGCTCGGCGCGCAGCTTCTTGTTGCCGTGGTTCTGGTCCCCGACCTTCGGCGGGATGCCGACCCGCATCGGGTTGCCGTGGGCCTCGGAGTGCCGTCCCCAGTCGTCGATCGCGAACTGCTTCAGCAGCCACAGTCGAGCGAAGCCGCGCCAGAGCCCGTGCTCCCAGGGGCGGCTCAGCCCATACGGCGCGAACAGGAGCCACTTGCCGTCGCCCGGCTCGATCGGCATCTCCAAGCCGAAGTTGCCGTACTTGATCTTCCAGGCGCACTCGCGCTCGTCGAAGCGCAGGAAGCGCGCGCGGTAGATATCCGCGACCGGAATGACGCGCCCGCCGTGGTCAGCAAACTCGCGCCACTTCAGCTGCGTCGGCTGGATGCCGAGGAGGCGCCCCCAGATCAGCATCTGGGCCAGCACCGCCTCGTCGAAGGCTTCGTACCAGTCCTCGCCGGCCTCGAGCGCTCGGACGGCGGCGCCGCGCTTGCGGCCGCGCCCCTTCTCGAATGTCAGGTCGGAGCCGAGGACCGCGTTGGCCCTGGTGTTCATGACCGCCGCGGCGCGGTCGTCGCCGAGGATGGCCGAGCAGAGATCCGCCGCCATGCGGAGTTCCCCGCAGTCGGCAAGGCGCTCAGCCTGGCGGATGTCGCTCGGCGTCCACGTCAGGTACGTCCGCGCCGACGGCTCGCGGAAGTCGCTCGCGGCGTAGAGGCGCGTGTCGTCGAGATCGACCGGGGCCCGCGCTGGCGCGAAGTCCTCCCGGACGACGACGCCTTGGTCAGCCGCAGCCGCCGGCGGCACGTAGGCGGACTGGCGGTACGGCGACCCAGGAGCGGGAGGCGCAGCAGCGGCCGCAGCCCTCGCGCGCGCGGAGGCGAGCCAGGAGAGCGCGCGGTCGAGGAGGGCCATGGGGTGTGGGGCTGGGCTGGTGGTTGCAGCCGCACCCACCGCCGCCCCAGAGCGACAGCCGCAGCTGTTCAGCCGACGCGCATGGCGCCAGCTCCTTGCCCGGCATCACGCTGCCGGAAGCGCCGACGCCGGCTCACCGCTGGGAGCGGGGCCGGCGTCAGGGCCGCGAGGTCCCCAGCGGGGATGCGTCTCGCGAGCGTGAGGGGATTGTGGTGGTTCCGAGTGGCGTTCGCTACCCGAGCGAACCCGAACGCCACAACCATCTGTGGCGAAAGTAGCAAGCCAATATCGGCTATGTGGTCATCGTCTCCACCACGCAGGCCCGAACAAGCCCGAGTTACCGCGCCACACGTGTGGTCGCGCAACGCATCCGCTTCGCCACTTTGGTCCGCGCCACGGTCGGCGTGGCCACGGGCCCCTTGATCTGCCCCGGAAGCCGCCCCGCCGCCTCGAGCTCGTGAAAGGCGTGGTACGGCAGGTCCTGCCGGTGGACCCACGCGCCGAGGGCCGCCTGGTAGATCCACACCCGCCGGGCATGGTCATAGCGCACCGGGAGAGGGTCGTACGCGCGCGCGGCGTAGCTGACAGCCGTGTCTTCGTCGACCTCGAGGGCTTGGCTGATCTCCTTCCAGCCACGGAAGATGGGGGCCGCCTCTTCGCTCACAGCCACCCCTGCGCGGGCGCGCGGACGGGCGTCACGGCGGCCTTCTGCGCCCTCTCTCCCCTCGGCTTCGCCGCCGGCGTCAGCGGCGCCAGGAAAGCCTTGTCCCCGGTCAGCAGGGCCATCTCCTCCGCCTTGGGCGCCAGCCTGCGCAGGTGCCGCTCGAGGGCGCCCTTGGCCCGGGTGAGCCTGCTGAGGATGTCCTTGTCGGTGATGTCGGCGGTGGCCGTGGCTGCCTCGGCATCGCTCACCGTCACGTCGAACGGCCCCTCACCCCACCGGACCCCGTGCCCGCGTGTGGCCGCCAGCCTGCGCCGATAGAACCGGACCCGCGTCGCCGGGCTCACCCGGTCGCACAGCCAGTCGTCGAGGCCGGCGCGGTCCACCGGGTCGAGCTTCGCCCCATGTGCGCTCCGCTGAGCGTCGATGGCGCGCTCGACGGCGCCGAGGTTCTTCACGTGTCCGGCCGTGACGTGCGTCGGCTTGCACTCCACCTCGTGCCAGTGCGCCCGCGTGCGCCCGCGGCTCTCGGCCACCTGGAGACTCTGGGAGCCAGCGCCGAGGCGCCGCTCCTCACCGACCTCCGAGGCCACCGCCAGCACGTGGCCGGCGCCCCGGAAGCGCGGTTGCTCCGGGTCTTCCCGCCGCTGCCTGCCGACCACCCCAGCGAGGGCGACCGTGGCAGCTGCCCACGGCTCGTCCGTCGTGGGGTAGAACAGCAAGTCGCCGAGCGCCTGGACGACGCCCACCATGGTGAGCGCCAGCGGCCGCGGCAGGTGCGCCGGCGGGTCCCGCGGGTCCAGCCTGTCGACGGCGCGCCGAACCACCTGGGCCACCTGCTCCACGCTCCGGCGCTGTCGAGCGGGCGCAATCCATCCATGGTCCTCCGGGTCGTCGACGGCGGCGCTCCGCTCGTCCCGATGGAGCCACCCCATGGCCCGGAGCTCCTCGGCGTGCGTCGCCTTCTCCCGCGCGAGCCCGCCGCTCGGGAAGCTCCCCAGTCGCTCGGCCCACGTCTCCCACTCTTGTCCGGGATGAGGATAGCAGGCGGCGCCGAGCCACTCCGCTGCACGCGACCCGCTACCGCGCCTGTCGATGACTTCGATCTTGCCCACAGCGATCCTCCTCGACAGGACCAGCCCGTCGCGGTAGTTGATGCATGGGACGCCGTCGCTGGAGATCCCGAGACGCCCGTCACCTTGGCCGAGGTGGCGGGCGTTGTGCTGTGAGGGCTACTCGGCCTCCTCCAGTCCACCTGCATCGATCATCGCGTTGCCCACCAGTGCACGCGTCACCTCCTCTTCGGCACAGCGCACCGTCTCCTGGTAGACCTCTGCCGTGCGCCCGTGGCCCTCAAGCGGCAGCAGCTGCACCTCGGCGCCCTCCGGGATGACCACCACGGTCCCAGCCTCGGACGCCTGCCGCAGCCGCTCTCGAAGCCCGTTGATCTCGACCCGCGTCGGCGGGAACTCGACGCCGCCGAGCGTGATGCGGTCCCAGTGCTCGCTGCTCATCGGTTGCCACCCAGACGCGCCCTGACACGAGCCCTGAGTTCGTCGTCGGTCTCCACACGATCCTCATCGAGGTCCACGCCTCGCTCGAAGACGAGCCCGGCCTTGATGTCCGTCTCGCGCTTGGACGCCCATTCGGCCATCGCGTCAGAGGGACGATCTGGAAACAGCCGTTGCGCCCGCAACAGCATCTCCCTACCGATGCGGTCCACCTCTCCCAGTACCTGCTCGCGCAAGCCCTGCGGTAGCCAGAGCGGCAGCGCCGCCTCCTCCCCCGGCCTCACGCACGCGCAGCCGTCCGGGTGGCTCTCCGGCGTGGAGCAGGAGGTGGGCGCGTCGTCGTCCCGGGAGGTGGTCATGACATCCTCCGTCCTGCGAACGGGCGCCGAGCTTCGCGCACCACGTGGGCCGCGGCATCGACGACAACGGCGCCGGGCATGATGCGCTGGAGTTCCTCCACGGTCACCTCTTCTTCCCGTCCGTCGTTGTAGGTGATGGTGACGTCCGCGGTGCGAGTCGGCGCCCACGGACCGAGCAGGGGCAGCGACGTGCGGGGCTCGTGGCTGCTCATCTTGCCTCCAGCGCTTCTGCGTGCTTCCGCTCCATCCGCGCCGCCTCGAGCCACACCTTCGCCACGTCGTCGACCGGCGAGAGCGTCAACTCCGCTCGCGACGGGGCCAGCCATGCTCCTGAGCTCATGGCCCACTCGACCGCATCCACGCGCCACTTGCCGGCCGCTGCGCCTGACTTGGCCGGGTTCATGTAGACCGTATCTCCCGCTCGCGGGACCTCGCCGGTCCACGACGCGACCTCGATCAGGTCTTCAGTCTGCGCAACGTGCGACATCAGGGGCGCCCCTCGCGAATCGCCCGCGCGAACGACTCGCCCGGCGTCGGGTAGATCCGCATCGCGTCCACTTCTCGGCCGGTCAGCACCCAACGCAGCGTCGGACGGATGCCGAGATCCCGCTGCACCTGCGACCAGCAGTCTCCGGTCGCGCGGTAGTACGCCCACTGGAACAGCCTCGACAACATCACGCCTCCCACTGCGTCCTGGCCCATGGTCCCTCGGACACGGCCCAGACTCCATTGAGCGATGCGTCGTCCTGCTCCAGCAGGAGCAGGGGGTCACCGGGCTTCAGCCGCTCCTCCTCGGGAGTGGCCGGGTCTTGCTCCGGCATCCCGGCCAACGGCAGCGGGATGTTCCGCAGCACCAGCTTGACCTCGTTCTTGCCCGCCATCACGCCTCCGCCCCCATGATAGCACGACTCACCATCTGCGCCTGCCGGCTTTGATGGGCCGGTTGTCCTCTTCGAGGTCGACGCCCTTCAGCTCGTCGTAGGCGTCGGAGAGGGCGTCCACCTGGTCGTCGTGGTCGCCGTTGTTCTTGTCGCCGTCGAAGTTCTGGAGCTCGGAGAAGAACGCTTCGTTCCAGTCGCCGCGCACCACGCGGAAGCGCCCGTGCTTCTCGCCGGTGCTCTGCGGGTCAGCCTGCGACGACACCGGGCGCGCTCGGTCGAGCTTGCTGCCGGTCACGCGCACCGCCTTGACGGCGAACCCATCCAGCGCGCGCACATCGGCCGTCGATGCCTGGACGCCAGCAGACCCAGGGTCCTGCGGGACGCGGATGCTCACCGCGGACGTGTCGACCTCCGCCGTCTGGCGCATGAAGCGCGTGACAGCGCCGGGGCCGCCGCGCATGCCGGCGACGTGGCCCACGTAGTAGTAGCCGTCTGCGTGCTTGCCGAGCAGCACGCCGCGCGTCCAGTCGGGGTCGCGGTTCCCCGGGTGCGGCTCCGTGGATGCCTTGTCCCAAGCGCGCACCCACACGCAGTCCGATGGCGCCTCGTCCACGATCTCGAACCACGCGCGCTTGAAGTAGAGGCCAGCAGCGGGCCGCACGAGCCAGTCGCCATCCTCGAGCTGCCGCCGCCGCACCGGGTCGTTGTCGCGGAGCTTCGCGCGGTACTTCGGGTCGGAGGCGAGCAGCGCTGGGTTGTCGCTGAGGCGGGCCGGGATGAACGTGCGGGTCGTGGCCTCCTCGCCGCCGATGCGGAACGGCTGCGTCGAGAACACCTCTCGTTCGCCGATGCGGGCCACGTAGAGCACCTGGCTCCCGCGCGCAGGCGGCAGCTTCTTGCCACCCTCAATGCGCTGAGGGAGGCCATGGCCGCGCACGACGACCGTCGATCCGTCTGGCAGGACGTCCACGTGCTCCCAGTCGTCGAGCTTGAAGTCGGGGTCGAGCCACGGGCCCCACCGTTTGAAGACCCAGGAGTTGCCGCTGACCCACACCGAGCCGTTCTGCCGGATGAGAAAGGAGTGCGTTTCGTCGATCCCGATGCAGTACACCGGACCGGTGTACTTGGTCCTGACGATGTCCGACCTACGCGTCGTAGCGGTCGCTACGTTGTAGCAGTGCTGCCCCGTCAGGATCTCGGTGCCACCCGACTTGGTGCGCTTGAACGAGACCTCGTAGGAAAGCCCATTGCGCTGCTCCCGCTGCCGAGACGACTGGTAGACCACGTAGCCAAGCTTGAGCGCGACCTCTGCGACGTCGTCCGCCAGCTTCGCAGATATAGTGTAGTAGGAGCCAGACTCGCCAGGCGTCAGCCAGTGGCCATCCCCCGCCATCATGGCGTCAAACAGCACCCGCAGATCATCGACGCTTCCAGCTTTTACCCAGTCCGGGATGAACTTGTCCCTGCACCTTCCGAACTGCGAGAAGTACGCAGCCCACGGCACAGAGTGGACGGTGAAGCCCGACGGGCCGGTGTGGTACTTGAAGCAGTTGCGCTCGAGCAGCGACCCGATCTTCGACCGGTTCTCCGGTTTCTCCTGGGCGATGTTGAACCACTTCTTCTCGGGCTCGTAGATGAATGTGCCCTCGGACAAGTACCATCCCAGCAGCTCGCAGAAGTCCCGGCCGCTGAGCCTTGTCGGCTGCAGGTGCGACTGGTTCTTCGCTCGGACCGCCGGCAGGTGGAATTCGGCGAGGTCGTGTCCCACCCATCGCACCGTTCGCAAGATCGTCGCCTGCCCTGGGAGCTCGCAGAACGGGACCAAACTGAAGGTGTCGACCGCGCCGCCTCGGGTATGCAGCCCGGCGCGTCGGCCGCCGACCTTCGCGACCTTGTGATTAGGCGTGCAGACGATCCGCAGCCCGCGCGCGCTCACCTCCACAAGCTCTCCGTCGAACTCCGACTTGTGCACCTGGGCGACGCGCGTCTGGTAGAGCTCACCGTCTGGCCGGACAGAGTAGACCGGATCGCCGACCTGCATCTCGCGAATGTCTCGCCAGCCACCGGGGGTCAACACCTCCCCGTGCGGCACGCAGTGCCCGGGCCCACCCGGGTTCGTGGTGCTGCGCACGTAGGTCGGGAGATCGGGGATACCGGACCGATTGCGGCTCTTGACCTCGAGGTACTGCTTCTCGGTGAAGTGCGTCAGCTCATCGAAGATGATCGTCTGGTACTCGTGGCCCTGGTAGTTGAAGGCGTCGTCGTCGCGCTGGCAGTGGTTGAACCGCACGCGGGCGCCGCTCTTGAATGTCCACGTCCCCTTGACGCTGTTGAACTCGGCAGCGGCGTCCGCCGCGCGGTATGGCCTCGCCCCGTCGGGCTGGCCGCGCTGGTAGATGGACCGCGCCTTGTCGAAGAGGTCCTCGAGCTGCGGTGTCTCGCGCCGTAGGACGAGGGCCCGGTACATCGGGTGATGCGCCCACCGCAGCGGCAGGGCCACGGCGGCGGACGACTTGCCAGGGCCAGCCGCGCCGCCGTACAGCACCTCGTCAGCGGTCGACTCGTAGAACTCGGTCTGCGGCCCCGGCTGCGGCGTCCACGTCGGCAGCGCCTTGGCCCGCGCCCCCATCTCGCGCCGCTTCCGCAGCACGAGCTCGCCTAGGCCCGCCGGCTCGCCGGTCACGGCCATATGTCCCGCTCGATGTCGCGCGCCAGTTCGGCATCACCGAAGGCGCCTCGCTTGCCCAGCAGGATGCGGAGCCACGCGAGCCGCCTCTGCTGAGCGTCCACGGGCACGGTCCAGCGCTCGCCGAGTACGCAGTCGGGACAGCAGCCACCTTTCGCCTCGAGGCGCAGCTCATGCAGCCGGTCGTCGGCGCGCTCTGCGGCAGCCGTCACTCTGGCGATCTCCACGTCGAGAGCGCTACCCATCCCTCACCTCGTCGGCCTCGGCGCCGTCGGGCTCCACCCAGCACTCGCCAGCGGCAGGCTGCGGCGTAGAGGCAGGCGTCCCGCACCTGTCGCGCCGCCCGTCCGCCATGGCCAGCAGCGCCGCCAGCACCTCGCGCTGCTTCGCTGCCTCGGCCGCCCCCGCCGGCGTGAGCCGGTAGAGCTTCCTCGCCGTGCCGCCGAAGTCGCCGCGAGGTTGCTCGCCGGCGGGCTCGACGAGCCCCGCCTTGGCCAGTGCGTCGAGCGCCGGCGACACGTTCCCACGCGACAGGTCGACCGCGCCTCCGGTCGCCTCGCGCACCCGCTCCCGGATGCCGTCGTTCCAGCAGGGCCCCACGGCGAGCGCCTGGAGGACCGCGAGGTGCGGCGCGACAAGGTGCGCCACGTCAGGCGTCCGGGCATCCCGTCGCCAGCGCCAGCAGGATGAGCCCGCGCTCCTCGGGAGCGAGGTCCTCCCAGCGTCCCTCACGGACCTTGGCCATCACGCCTTCACGCCAGGCTCGTTCCGCCTGAACCCGCTGCGCCCGCGCAGCAAGCGCGTCCCCCGGCCTCCCGAGCCCCAGCGCGGCGCGCTCCAGCAGCACCTGCATCGGTGGCCGCCCACCCAGCGGCTTGACGTCGCTCCTGTCCATGCGCGCAGCGTAGCGCCAGAACTTGGCGCCGCAATGGTAGAAGTTGGCGGTGCTATTTCTCTTGACACGAAATGTCGATCAACCCCCTACTACCCCCGTCCTGACGGCGACAACGTCAACGCGCCCAGCTCCACGGACTGCGGAGCGCGATGGCCGATCGCTGCGTCACTCGGCCTCCACGGTGATCGTTCCACGCCGCCGCTCGAGCCACCCAGCCGGATCGCTCCGGGCGCCGTCGATGTCCTTGTCCACCGCGGCGAGCCACGCGTCGACCACATCGGCGTGCTCCGGGCAGAGGGCCGCGAGCAGAGTTGCGACAGCGGCTCCGAACTCGAGGACCTTCGGGTCCTGGAGGATGTTGATCTGGACCTGCGGGCCCAGCCTCCCGAGCAGCTTGGCCTGGAGCTCGAGACAGCCCCTGGCCTCCCGGATCAGCCCCGAGATCCCGCTCCAGTTGTCCGTCAGCTCGGCGCTCGACAGCGCGGTCAGCGCCCTGGCCTGGAGGCCCTTCAGGCCGTCCACGAGTTCGTCGGCGTGCTCGACGTCCTTCTTGGTGTGCAGGCCGTGGAGTCGCGGCGCCGTCGGCTTCAGTCCGGCCGGCTTTTCGGCGAGCGTCGGAGCCGCGTCGGTTTGAGCCGGTTGCTGCGCCGATTGCGTCGAAATCGTTCCGGCCACCTGCGTGAGCAGGATCGGCATGTGGTCGCTTTTGTGTCTCCTTACGCTAGCTTCCGCGAGCCCGTGCTGCGCCGCTACGCGCCGATTCGGTACCGACGGGTCCACGAGCAGCTTCTCGATGGCCTTCCGCTGCGGGTGCTCGCACACGGTGCACTGACGTCCCACCTACTGCTCCTTCGCAGGTTCGGCCGGACCCTGCTCCGCGTCCTCGGCCGATGGTTTCTCCGTCTCGCTCCCCGCCGGCTTCGCCTCCGGCATCACCGCCCTCAGCACGCCCCTCCCCAGCGCCGCCTCGACGTCCTCCGCCGGGATCGTGAAGCCGCGCTCAGGCACCGGGCACCGCCTTCCGCTTTTGCTCCCGCCACGCCGCGATGGTCGCCCGGCAGCGGAGGTAGCCGACAACGCAGACCACCGCGAAGACGAGCGCGCACAGGGTGACGACGCCCCAGCCTGGGTTCGTGTTCGATGCCCAGACGGCGCCGAAGAAGCCGGTGCACCCCCAGCTGCCCGCGGCGCCAACACCCCAGCCGGTCGAATCGTTTTCGGCCTCGTCATTCTCCTCCTCGAGCACCACCCGCGGCGCCTTCACCGGCTTCTCTACCGGCTCCGCTTCCCTCGTAGCCGCCGTCCGGTAGCCTCCGACGCTCGCCTCCTGCCCGCACGAGCCACAGATCCTCGCCTCAGCCATCTGCCCTCCTCGCTCCGCCCACCGGGGCTTCCACCGGCAGCACCAGCTGGAACCGCCACGTGATCCGCTCCCAGACCGCGGGGAACGTCCGCTGGAACAGCTCGACCATCTCCCGGGCGCTGTGCTCCCCGGCGGCGATGAGCGCGCTGTTCGACCCGTGGCGGGTGTCGCACGACCTGTCCCAGAAGGCGATCGCCGTCCAGCCCGCCGCATGGTGCACCCGGACGATGCCTTCGGGCTGGTTGTCGGTACTCCAGTGGCTCGGTCGCCCAGGATCAGCGAGCGCCGGGTCTCCTGCTAGCGGCCCGTCTATGGCCTTCCACGGAAGCCGCCGCTGCTCCTCCAGGGCCATCCCGCCGTCCGGCGTCCAGAGGTAGTGGCCCGCTGCGCCCCATGCGCCGAAGTAGTAGACGTCCGGGTCAGCCATCTGCCCTCCTCCTCGCCAGCGCGGCCGCGCGGCGCCGATCGTGGCGGTTCTCCACCCGCGGCGCTTCGGGCTCAGGCAGCCACCACTTCTCCTCGGGCGCCGGACGCGCCTCCCAGCTGCCGCCCCAGCTCACCTCTCGCGCCGTCGCCACGCGCTGCCCGTTTACGAGCACCGGGATCTCGCCCATGATCCTCATCGCGTCCCCCGACTCGCCAGCGGCGCCCCGCCAGGAATCACCGCCATCACGCCCGCGGCCCCATAGGGGCGATGACCGCAATCGATTTCGCCTACATCGTCATGTTCGTCCTCCTGACCTTCGCCAGCGAGCTCTACGAGCTGCTTCCCTGGTGGACCTCCCCCAGCCGCCTCCGCCGCATGGTCGTCGCCGTCGTCGTGGCCTTCGCCATGGTCGCCGCGGCGCTCCTCGAGCGGTACCTGGGCATGTAGCCTCCCCCTCGCCACCGCCGGCTCCGGGCTCGTGTCCTCGTCCTGGGCCGGCTGGTCGCCGCCAGCCGTGCCCGGGGCGCTCCCCGTCTCGGGTCCGAGCTCCGGCAGGTAGCTTAGCGTCGCGAGGTCATCGAGGATGCTCTCGGCCTTCCGTCGGCGGGCGACGTGTGTGGCCACGGCGAACTCGCCGGTCGGCGTCTCACACGGCTCGCCCGTGTTGGCGAAGCAGCGCGGGCAGACGACCTCCTCGATCTCGTCGTCGGCCATCTGGTGCTTTCCGCTCATCTCACCGCTCCTGGCGCCAAAGATCGGGCACCGGCGTCAGGCAAATCCGAGTTGCAGCGGCTCGCCAAGATAGTGGGACCGCATTCGGCCCCAGAACTCGCCCTTCGTTCGACTCTGTCGAGCCAACAACTCCACGATCTCCAGTTCATTCCGGAGAGTCGACCCACCACGCGGGCGCAGGTACTGGTGGTGGTTGTACGTCTCGGGTCGCTCGTTGCGCTTCCTGAGCTCGACGGCGACCTCCACCCCGAAGATCATCTCGTAGATCATGCCGAACGGCATATGCAGGCCCTTCGGGTATGGTCCATTCATGTAGGTGATGCCGTAGAGCGGCGCGAGCGCTCGCACCAGGGTCACGTCGAAGGCAAGATCCCAGACGCCAGCATCGCTCCGGAGCAGATCGTGGAAGAGCCGCTCACGGTGGCGCTGCTCGGCAGGACAGGTTGTCCCGAGCGCCTCCGAGACGAGTTCGGAGAGGCCGAGCTTCGACGCGGCCCGAAGGATCGCGATGGCGTTCCGACCAAGGTGCTCCTGGTTTTCGCGCAGTCTGCCAGCAAGGAACAGGTCTGCGTATGCCCCGAGGATGTCTGCGAAGCTGAGCGGAGAGATCCCCTCAGCGAGGCCGCCCTCCGGCATGATGAACGCGACTTTGGCCCCAGCGCGCAAGTCCGCGTATTCATCCGGCAATCTGGCCAAAAGCCGGTCCAGCTTGCCGTCTTTGGCCCCACCGTTGTCCGTGCGCCGGCCCGCAAGTCCGCGCATCACGCCGCGCTTCGAGATCAGCTCCTGCCCGTCATCGAGCAGGTAGACGTCGACCGCGCCACCGAAGATGGTGGAGCGGTGGATAGCCCTCGGAGGGCTCCCGCTGCCGGTTGCGCTGTTCGATCCACCGTGCTTCTCTTTCCCCATCGTCGAACACCTCTCGGCGATCACGCCCGGGCTCTCCAAAGCGCCGGGCAATTTCATTGCCGCTGAAACAGCGTGCTTCAGCCGCGGCATATTCACGCGATCGAATGCGTCTTGTGTGACCGCGACTGTCGAGTGCGTCAAGGCAGCTGTGCCCCGGAAATGAGCGCATCCGCCGATGCAGAACCAGAAGCGGACACCGCTTCATTTTTTGCCCTGACGCGTCGGCCGACGCATGTCATAGCGCGCGCCGCGTATCACCCAGCCGGGCCTGGGTAATGGTCAACTTTGACCCTTAGTGGTCAAAATAGCCTGATTCGCGTGGCGAACCTCGATCTCGGTCCGTAGCGTTCGGCGCAAGGAAGTGCTGCCCGCGTGCGCGCCAACGCACCGGGCAGCGTGGCCGAACCCCGAGCTACCGAGGTCCGACAGTGCAACTGTACCTGATCCCACCCGACGGTGGGCAAGGCGGAGGTGCGCCTACACGGCGCCGCCGCTTCGCCCCTTGCCTCTCCCTGACCCCCACGCAGCGCAAACGCCTCCGGGCAGCCTTGCGCAGCCTTCGCGCCGCGTACGGCTCGTGGTCCTGCTTGGCCGAGGTGATGGACATGTCCGTCATCGCGCTCGAGAGCATCGCGAACGGCAGGGCCAACGGCTCCCCAGCGACCGCGCTGCGCGCTGCGAAGGCAGCGGGCGTCACCATCGAGCAGCTGCTCGGTGACCTCGCTCCGGTCCATCGCTGCCCAACCTGCGGGAGATCCGGGTGAAGCCCCGGCGGAAGGGGGCGAAGAGCCAGCCGACCGCACGACATCCGAAGAAGAAGCCGACGATCACCGCGATCCTCGCGGAGCGCGGCCTCATCCTCGCCACGCTCGCCGGCATCCCGCGACGGGACCGCCGCGACGTAGAGGCCGAGGTGCTGCTCAACGCCTGGAACGCCGTCCGCCGAGGGCTCTACAGACCGGACCCGCGGGACAAGCCGCGCGACGCGCTGAGGAAGTGGCTCCACGGCATCGCGTGGCGCCTCGCCTCGCACTACGTCAACAGCGCGTACGTGCGGCGCGCCGTGCTCCACCCGTCGCCGCTCGGGTTCCTGCACGAGCCGGTCGGCATCGACATGCACGCCCAGATCGAGGCGCGTGAGGTGCTCGACGCCATGGCCGAGCTCCCGCCCTGGCAGTTGGAGGCGCTGCTCTCCGTCGACAGCCCGGAGAGCCTCGTCGCGTACGCCAAGCGCCGCAGGATGAACCCATCGACGGCAGCGTCGCGGCTCAGGATCGCGCGCGAGGCGCTGGCGCTTCGGTTGAAGAGGTGGCGACGATGAACGACCGCGAGACACGCCGCGTGCTGACCCCTGACGACCTCACCTACCTCGCGGAGCAGGCGCGCGCCCTTGACCCGTACGTCGTCCACCCCTGGGACCATGACCGGCTCTGGGCCGCCGTGCTCGCCGCTCAGATGAGCGCGACGACGCGCGCTGAACGCGAGGCCGTCGCGGAAGCGCGCGGCGCCTTGCAAATCCTCGACGCCATCGAGCGGCACTTCACGCGCGCGTAGCCCCGCTCGCTCGCTCCCCAGCCCACGCCGCCGGCTTGACTCCGGTCGCCTGGCCTGCGATACGTCCTAGCTTCGACTACCTCCGCCGAACGTCAGGCTACTGTTGGCTGCCTTACGTTCCCTGGGTGATCGGATCTCGGGGCATTTGTAGCCGTAACCTATTGTAATCATTGCAATTGAGGTGATCGGATGAGCGACAATAAGTTAGCTCCAATACAGCCTGCGCCGCTTGCGGTCGTGGCCGCACGCGAAGTGAACGGGCTGGAAATGGGTGTGTTGGAAGACGGGACCGGCTACCTGACCGCTCGCAGCCTCGCGACGCTCTGCGGCGTCGCCCCTAGCACCATTTTGCAGCAAGGACAGAACTGGAAGAGTGGCAAGCGGGACGGGCGGCTTGCGCGGTTCATCCTGACGGCGCAGCCGATGCGCGAGCACCTCTACATCGAGACCAAGGTCAACGGCACGACCGTTCACGCGTACACCGACGACGTGTGCATGCTCATTCTCGAATACTACGCATTCGAGGCAGAGCAGACGACCGGCAACTTCACGGCGCTGACGAACTACCGCCTGCTCGCCAGAAGCGCGCTGCGCCTCTTCATCTACCAAGCCACGGGATACGATCCTTCCAGGCGGATCCCGGAGGCGTGGCGTCAGTTCCACGATCGACTCGTTTTAAACGTCGTGCCGCGTGGCTACTTCAGCGTGTTTCGGGAGATGTCGGATATCGTTTTGGCTGCCATTCAGGGCGGGCTGACAGTCGACGCCGGAACGGTGCCCGACATCAGCGTCGGCAGGTTCTGGAGCGCGCACTGGACCGAGAATGGCCTGGAGGCGCAATTCGGCGAACGGACCAAGTATGCGCACAACTACCCCAGCTACTTCCCGCAGGCGGCGTCGAACCCGCAGGTGCCATGGGCATACCCCGTCGCCGCATTGGGCGAGTTCCGCCGGTGGATGTTCGACACGTACATCAGGGAGAAGTTTCCGAACTACTTGAACGGGAAGGTCAAGAACGGCGACCTCCCGCCGAGCACTGCGGAACTGATCTTGGCGGCCGTCGACACGCCGGATGGGAGGCTCCCGCCCGCTCCGACTCCCTCTCCGCCCGTTGCGGCGTTCGCGCCGACGAGCAGCCCGCCGGGAATCAAAAAGAAATAGCTGCGCACCGGCATGCTGGCGTGTTCTCTACGAGAACAGATCTAACTGCACCATCCTGCGCGGCGCGGGTGGCGGCTCTGACGGCGGAGGCTCCGGAGCGGGCGCAGGCGCCACAGGCG